CATAGGGCACAGGTGAGAGATAGAGCGGACTGGGCCTGCCTTAGTGGACCGGAGTTGACTGGGCCTCATAATTAATAAAAACAAAGGCCGTCGATACGACGACCCTTGTGTCTGCTATCAGTATCCCATCAGCACTGCTATGGCAAGTGTTATTACAGCTACGATAGTGAAGGTGCTGAGCACTATGAGGATTGACTCTGCTACGGAGTGCCTGCTGCGATGTAGCTTGCGAGTGGCCATAGGTCGTCTGTGTCTGTTGTATCTCATATCACTCTCCTGTGAGTAGTCGTGCTTCGATGTAGGTGTAGAAATCTCTCATCCGTTCGTTCTCCTTCCGTGTCCATCGTCTGTCTTCGACTTCCTGTGATTCGGAGCAGTAGTCATCGAAGAGCTCTGTGAAGGTGCGAAGTACTGCTTGCCTGCCTGGTTGTGACTTTGGTTGTGACATTCCGTTCTCCTAAAGTGAGAGGACATCCTTGTCCTCTGCGAGTGTGATCCTACTTCTCTGTAGGATTAGTTACGGGCGTTCGTAATACGCCAGAGACGTGCTGCGGTCGTACCAGCTTGCCATAGTACTTCGTTAGCGATCGAGAGATCTCTCCGTTCGTGTATCCTTCCGAATGCAGATACTTAATCTGAGCGGACTTCGTGCGGTAACCTGAGATCTTCTTAGCCTGTGCTGCTTTAAGTTTTGGTGCTTGTAGTGCCATGATGCGTGCTCCTAGTGAGCTGTGAGTGAACCTTTAATCGATAATATATAGTAGTATACTACCCGTCAAATTACGAGCGATTTGTCGCCATTTGGTCGCCTTATAATTTTCGAATGCTCAATGAAATCAATGGGTTACACGCTATCAACTGTCAAACAAAATTTTGCTTTTCGTAGAGGACCCATCGGCCAGGGTCAAAGCTATGCATTTGTAAATTTTATTTATGCCCTAGATACCATTTACGGGCTATAAGCTTAGCCTACCCAAGACCCAAGACCCATCTAGGTGTTTGAGTAACCATGTGATTACTAGGCAGACCCCGACACTCGTCCTAGAGGAACTGTTACTTACGAAGAACTGTTGATTATCATGATTAACCCATATATAATAAAGTATATGAGCAGACCCGCTGAGAAAGTAGAACCTATTGACTACACCGTATTGGCAATCCGCCAATTAACGGCTGAGTTGCCAATGAATGATTTTGGGCTCCCCACTGGCATTTATCGGACGGATTTGCTCCCGTTCCATGATTATATCCCTCCAGGTTCATACCAAGATAGTGAGGATGACGACTCCGGGGCTGTTGTCGAACCCTCCCAGGTAAAACCAGTTGATCTCTCCGGTGCGGAATCGACTGATTCGGCAGCAGACCCCACTTTCACACAGATGGAGGCAGACCCGTTCGCTCTAATGAGTGGCCAAGGTGATGGACTCCCAGATGTGGTAGTACCACGAGTGCGCCAAGAGTTCACGAAGAGTAAGGCAGTTGCAACCAGAGACTATCGAATAGCAGGATTCCCAGCCAAAGCGTTACAAGCAGCGTTTGTCTCTCTGCAGTACGATGAGGGTTTCCCAGCCTTTGAGGATGGACGCACTTTCTGGTCGAAGTTGGATTATGAGCCCAACGATGCATTTATGGCATTCAATCGTTATCTGCAGATGAATATGGGTAGAGTCGCTGATCCCGAAGATGAAGAGGATTATGGGGTCGCAGCTAGTGGTACACGGGCAATTAGCACACTCGTTCAAATGATGACGCCAGGTATTTCGGATAAGATGTTAATCCAGCGCATTGAACAGCTCAAGATGTACTCCCACCTGTATTATTGGGGGTTGCGCACAAAATCCTATGATTTGTTCCGGGTTGTGCAATATCGGCAGCAGCAAGAGATCCGCGCGATTGAAACGCAGGATGATCATTTTATCCAGGCACGTAAGCTTCGTAACAAGGTTATGAACTATATGGAGTCGGAGGAGGACTTCTGGGATCTCATGACACCCAAAGTGGCAGTCGATCTCCTAAAGACTACAACGCAACTCGAGCGTATTAGCGCCGGGATCCCAGCAGCTGGTCCGAGTGTCAAGGAGGGGGACGGTAGTAGTGGTAGATCGTTCGAAATATCGTATCGTACCATTGCACAAGATCAAGCAGGAGATAGTGGTTCGGACACAGCCTTGATTGATCAAGAGGGGCATGTGTTAGACGCTGCGCTTGAGAGCCCCGAAGCAACAAAGATCCTGCAAGAACTCATAATCAAGGGGAATTAGGTGATATCATGAACCAACCCATTAAGACTGACAAAAGGCTCTACAAGAAGTGCATCAAGTGTCGTACATTCAAACCGCGGAAGGATATCGCGGCAAACCCCGACGCAGGTCAAGAATTTGTCAAACGGGGTTTTGGGGATCACAACTCTTCCGATGGGCTGCAATCCATATGCTTTGACTGCAAGAACATAATGAATACAAAAAGCCGGGAGCGGAATGTTACTGCGCGGATCCGGCACCATACAGCTACCAGGTGTCTCACACAGTTGGGGGTACATGCCCCGGCAACTTTCACGAAGGATATGGAGTCCCACCTAGGGTACCGTATTTCAGCGTTAGTTAAGGCGCTTGGCAAAGATTTGAAGGAGAGGGAGGGGCACACTCGCAAACTTAGGGACGCTCTTAATGAGGGTTACCATATTGATCATGTGCGGCCCCTCTCCTCCTTCAATGTTATCGCCGATGATGGGGTTGATTGGGATGAGTTCCAGAAGTGTTGGGCGATAGGCAACCTGACTGCAATCCCAGCCGAGGAGAATCTAGCTAAAGGAGCTCAGCGCACGGATCTGGACTTTGATGTAGGTGAGAGTGAGGAGTTCGAGGAAGATGAGCTTCAGGGATCACCCACTGTACCACACCCCGACACTAGTACTAGCGACGAAGATGCCGGATCCGACTAAAATCATTGAAGAGGCGACCGCCAATGACCTCCGCAATTTAGGTGCCAGTGATCAGGCGAGGCTCAATGCCGCATTGAAGGATGGTTGGAGGTTAACCCCCGCCACACTAGGCCATAAGATCACGAATGGTAAGTGGATTGCTGCCCGACATCTACTCTATATATCTACGATCATTGCAACGGAGATAAACCGTGGAGACGCGAGAATTATTCTCACAATGCCTGCTCGGCATGGGAAGTCAGAGTTCCTTAGTGTCAATACACCCATTTGGTTCCTCGAGAAGTGGCCTAACAAGTTTGTCATGTCAATCTCCTATGGATCTGAGCTCGCTACGGACTTCTCACTCAAAGTCCGTGATACTCTGCAGAACGAGGACCTCCATCATCTGCTTCGTACACGAATCCGTCAGGACAAGAAGAGAGTGGACCGATGGCTCACGCCACATGGAGGAGGACTCACCGCAGCAGGCATTGGTGGTCCGTTAACAGGTCGAGGAGCAGATCTCATGCTCATCGATGATTATATAAAGAATGCGGAAGACTCCCTAAGCGTTAATGGCCTCAAGAAAACCTGGGAGTGGTTCAAGAGCACAGCTTACACAAGATTGGAGCCTGGAGCGAGCCTCGTTATCTTGGCAACACGGTGGAATGCACAAGACTTGATCGCCCGCTGCCTTAAAGATATGCCAGGTGAGAATTGGAGAGTAATCAACCTCCCAGCTATCGCGGAAGCACATGATCCTCTAGGACGAGAGATTGGCGAAGCGCTCTGGCCTGAGAGATTCCCACTTGAGCGGTTGTTACGCATTAAAGAGGCGCTTGGTGATTACTGGTGGTCAGCAATGTACCAGCAACGACCTAAAGCTTCTATGGCTGGACAGGATCTTGGTGACAAAATCAAGATCATATCACCTAATGATGTCCCCGAAGATTTGGCGGCATGTAAACGAGTTAGGGCATGGGATCTCGCGGCTACTGAAGGCGGTGGTGATTGGACCTCAGGACCTTTAATGACACGCCATTTAGCATCAGGTAAGATTATCATTGAAGATCTGCAGCATTTCCAGAAGTCGCCATATAACACCGAGTTAATGGTTGAGGCGTGTTCAGAGAGTGATGGTCATGGTGTTCAGATCCGGATGGAGCAGGAGCCGGGAAGTTCGGGCGTGACAGTGATCGACAATTATAAAATACTCCTCTCCGGGTACAGTTTTAGCGGTGAGAAGGCTACTGGCCCTATTCAGGTACGTGCAGGCCCATTTCTAGCTGCATGTGAAGCGGGTAAGGTGGTGATGGTAAAAGGAGATTGGAATCAAGCATTGATTGATGAGATCAATGCCTTTGATGATAATCCGGAGCATGATGATATTGTAGTTTCCTTGGCCCTGGGCTATAACAAGTTGGTTAAGGGTGGTCAGAGTAGCGTTGTATGGGGTAGGAACACGGATAACGTGGTCCCAATAACACATCGTCCCGCACGAAGGGTGGAAGTACCCCAAGATGGACGGATTATTACAGGAGTTACATGGTGAGCAAAAGAGAGGTTGTATTTGAGCAAACAGCCAATGGACTTAAGGCTAAGATGGTAGGTAAGACTAATGGGAGCGTCCCTAAGCAGGGTCCTACGTCTACACCCGTTGCAGCTGAGGGATTGCAGATATCCATGGGTCATTTACGTGAGTTGTCAGGATTGATCCAACGGGCGCAACTTGGGTCCCTTGCAGGCTTACAATATAGTGGGCAAAGAGATTTATACTCCATTTTTGGGTATAAACAGGCTCCTACACAGGATGACTACCTTGCCAAGTATGTACGTCAGGACATTGCTACTCGCATCATTGATGCCCCACCATTAGCTACATGGTCTAACCCACCAGAGATTGATGTTGGTGCCCTTAAGGCTGAGTGGGATGCACTTGACCGTAAGGTTAAGCTATGGCCTGCTATCTATCGTGCTGACAGGTTAGCCAGGTTGAATAACTTCTCCCTCCTTCTCTTTGGGATGGATGATACAGGCAATCTTGATCGTCCGGTAAATGGCGATCGCGTAAAGGAGCTTCTATATGTCCGTGCCATCGGTTCACGGTTGGTGGAAGAAATTATATTTGATAAGAACCCGCGCAGTGCCCGCTTTGGGTTCCCCGAGGTGTATTCTATCCAGTTTGATGATCCTACGACCAAAGTTGCCTCATCCGGTAACCTAAAGGTTAAGGGACTTAAAGATATGAAGGTACACCATTCCCGTGTAGTTCATATTGTGGAGAACGCTCTTGAAGACCAGGTATTCGGAATCCCAATCATCGAGAAGGTGTACAATCTACTTGATGACCTCCTCAAGGTGGCAGGCGGTACATCAGAGACCTACTGGCTCACAGGAAATAGAGGCATGCAGGCTGATGTCAATCCGGAGATGGAGCTCAGCCCCGCAGATGCGGCAGCCCTCTCCGATGAGCTTGACGAATATATGCATCAGCTGCGTCGAGTTATCCGAACTCGCGGCGTAGAGATTGATGTCCTAGACAGTAAGACTCCTAACCCTAAAGAGGTGTTTGGGATGATTATGGCGTTGATATCAGGCACCACGGGCATCCCACAGCGGATTCTCATCGGCTCAGAGGCTGGTCAGTTGGCGTCAGAGCAGGATAGAGCTAACTGGGCAGAGAGGATTGAAGAGCGCCGAGCGCTATATGCAGAACCTAACATCCTCGAGCCCACGGTGGATCTATTACAGGGTGCGGGACTTCTTGGTGAAGGTGAGGTAACATTTAAGTGGCCAACCGCATTCATCCAGAACCCTCTGGAGATTGGTCAAACACAAGCCCAGACGGCTAGAGCCATTGGTAATATTTCCCGTCAAACAGGCAATAAGGTTCCAATGCAGATTATTTCTCGTCAGGAGGCAAGAGATATTTTGGGGTTTGAAGGTGAGTTGGCTGAGGAGGATATCTTTGAGCAGCCGGAAGAGGTAGTGCGTCCTGTTCCTAAGCCTGGTACTGGAGATGATTCAGGTACTAGTGGCACGAAGCCAGAAGATGATAAGCCACCCACAGATGAATAGTTGATTTTACCTGTTAGACCTTATATAATATACGTATTGACAAGCGGTCAATTGACAAAGGCGAGGTACAGAAAATGATTGAGAATAAAGATGGATCAAAGAGCTTCACCAAAGAGGATTTAGACGCAATGACACCAGAAGCGGCTAATAACCTATTAATGCTGGCCACAAAAATCGAAGGTAAAGGCGTAGTACGGAGAGCCGACGGAACCATCAGATATGATTCAGGCGCAGAACCCGGCACATACGGTGAAGAACACATCACTTAATTAGAGGTAAAGAACCATGACTTTAATATTAGAAAGCGGCTTACAAGATGCGATGGCAACTGCTATCAGGGATTACATCGACGCTGGTACAGCTCCAGAGTTGGTATTTGAAACTACTGGCGACGTGCCAGTAGCCACTATTATATTAAATGGCACAAACGCATTCTCTGCACCATCGGCCGGCGTTATTACTATGACGGGTCAACCGCTATCAGATACTAATGCTGTTGGTGGTGTGGTTGCACAGTTTTCGATCTTCCAAAATGTCACGCAAGGTGCGGCGAAGGTACTCGAAGGTGTTGTTTCAATACCAGCAGGCGGCGGTGATATTGAGTTGAGTTCACTAACTGTAGGCGCAACCGATACGGTTGAATTAACAACGTTCACCATTACAGTTCCCGCTTCATAATAATTAGTCCAGCGGCAAATATACCTGTCGCTGGACTATTAGAGGAGATTAGGTATGACTGACTATGTGGGCTTAAATGCCGAGCTAGTTGCAGGGCATCCTGATACGGGTGCCTACGACGCAGACCATCAGCTTGCAGCAAATCAATTGAACCTTGTGAACCGTATACGCAACCGAGTGTCGGTAACCGGCAAGGAAGTTAAGGATCAGATCGTAACGGCTGACTGGGTCTCACGCAGTGATGCACAGAAGTCCGTGCTACTGTCACTATTCGCTCGTGACGATCTTGACCCATTTGGTATTGACGCGGATATCTTTACTGATGCGATGATTGGTGCAGCTGGTACATCTGTTGCCGACCTCGCGACCTACCGAGTTGAGGATGTGTCACGGGCCGTTGAATTAGGGTTTGGCACAGTTAATGAATTTACCGTAGCATCAGCGAGGTCTATCTAATGACTGACGTAAGGAAAACCCCGTATTTAGCGGAAGCACAGACGGCCCTTGACACGGACTTGAATGCAGACTTGGATGATACGTGGTCAGCGTTGTCTGGTGAGATTGACAACTCAACCAATGGCTACATGCTCATGGATATTGAGGTTGTGCTTGCGAGCGCTGACTTCACAACGCCCGGCGGTGCCGATATGGCCATTGAGGTCTATATCGTCCCATCGATCGATGGTACGAACTATCCAGACTACATTGAAGCCGGAGTCGCGGAGTCGCAGGAGAATAACCAGTACTTTGTTGGTTCGGTCACTGTGCATTCTGTCAACGCAGCATTTAATGGTTCGATACGGGGTGTTGAAGTCCCAATTGGTAAGTGGAAGCTTGGTGTCAGGAATCGTGCTAATCGTACTCTGGCCGCTACACTTAACACGATCAAGTGGCGTCCATGGGCTTATAAGAGCGCCTAGTATTGCGCCAAAGGCGGCGTAATGTCAGCAGAATACAAAAATTCTGATATTGTATATGCCGATTCTACATCGGCAACACTAAGTGCTTTCCAGCTTAGTGGAGCTGGCCGTATGCTTGTTGTCTATACAAGCCGCAACTTCTCCAACACGTTACCCACAGCAATGACGGTTGGTGGCGTAGCGATGACAGCGGTGGATTCAACTGAAGGTTACAGGACTTACTATCTTGGTGAGTCCGAGCTTCCTGCTAATGGCACCGAAGATATTGTTGTCACTTATGCGGCATCTGACGATATTATTCTGGCCGCAATTCTATTCACTGACGTAAAGGATAAGGCACCGGAAGCAAGTCTTCTGGACTTTAGTCAGACAGGTGGCACAGCCTTTGACCCTAATCCAGAAGTTCTTACCTCTATCACTGAGGGCGCAGTTGTTGCTGCGTTTGCATCTAAACGCTTTTCCGAAGATATGACCTTCAGCCATGATTTCGGAGCGGGGACAGAAAAGGAACAAGTATTAGATACAGCATCAGGTTGGGCACATGCGCTTGTTACTGGAGAAGCAAAGGACGTTAGCTTTGGGTCAACGTGGGGCACAAGTAGAGATTGGGTTTGTGCCATGCTTATCTTTGAGGCCGCAGACGCAGACCTAACAGTAATAGGCCCAGCAGTAATCAAATGTCCTTGGACTAAAAAGCCACCACCTGGGACCAAGATCAATATGCTACACCCGATGGTGAAGGATATGTTTTTCTTTTGTGCGATGAATCGAAATGGTGATCAGGTCAACCTGATTGATGGACGCATTGGTGTAGTTGATACAGGTGTTACCCCAGCAGAAACTAAACTAATAGCAACGCCCTATGGGCTAGTACAAGATTTTGAGTTTGCCGATGAAAGTTCATGGTGGGCATTTAATTTTGGCAATACTGGAGGCTCTGGAGCGTACGAGCCTGATGAACTTACAATTATAACGCAGGCGCGACCAGAGAATGAAGCGCATGGTGGTGGCTCAAGAATTATTAGCAAGAGAACTGTGGCTGGAGGATCGGATGACTACGCTCTTTATTTGGGTTCCATCATGTCGGAGTGGAAGTTTCGCGTAAACGGAAATGATTCAAGCGGCGAAATTGATCCGCCTGATCTCACCCTTTTTAATAATATTCTCTTTGACCTTGCACTAGCAGTAGACTCTACCAGTCAAGAGAATTTTGCATGGACACCGGAACGTGGAGGACAACGATACACAGGCACGGCTACCGGTACAAGTGTAAATGGCAGCACAGGCGATTTGTGCCTAGGGTTTAGACAGGGTGAGGCACGCCAGTTTGATGGCACCATTCACTACGTCGCTATGTGGAACATCAAGAAGGATGAGGG